TCTTTTACCACCATTGTTTATTCTCTTGTCCATAATTGATTAAAATTGATTATTCAATTCTATTATATAATAGAAATTACTTGAATTTGTTTTCAACTACACAAATAGTGTCATTATGATTTCCACCGTGTGCTACTAACAATATTTCTATTTGTTCAAAACCATTTTCCTTTCCTATACCGTTGCTATTCCAACCAAAACTAATAACCTTACTGTCTTTTTTTGATATTCTTGTAATTTCTTTTTTGATATTTCCCCAAAATCTAGATTGTGTTGTTTCTATATTTACCGTTTTACCTAACCTCTTGTAGCATTCTGAAACTTGTCTAGGGCTGTAAGGTGGGTCATATAAAACTAAATCTACTGAATTTGATTTCATTTTTTTTAAAAAATCTAAAGCATCTAAATTGTAATCAGTATTGTATTGAGGGTCTAAGTCATTTGTGATAACAGCTAATTTGTTTTCATTAGCAAAAGGGTCAATACTTACAAAATTTTTTTTGTAACTAAACAAATTTTTGCAATTATATCTGTCAATTAAATTGCTAAAAGGTTTTATTTTAAAAGTGTTTTTATTGGGCATAGCCCACAATTTATTAATTCTCATATTCGTTTGGTAGCATTAATCTTATCCCTAGATCAGACAATGCCCATATTCTTATTTGTTCTGCATATACTTCAAATTCTTTTGTGTTTAGAGATGTTGTACTTACTATCTTGTTTAGTCCTATCTTCTTATTGTTTATCTCTACCATTTCCCATTCATTTAAAAACTTAGCCCTTAGTATATCGTGCATCTCATCATTAAAGTAACCTAACTCTTGTGCTAATACTTGTACTATACATTTCCAATAGTAATTGTTCTGTACGTTTGATCTTGTGTTTCTGTGTTTCTTAACCTCTACAGTATAAGGACTTTCTATATCTTTTAAATAGTTTACTAATTGCATCTTATCTTTTTTATCGTGAATTACAAATTTCATTAGCTTGTAAGTTTCTCTTTAGTATCTTTCCACATTCTATCTTTTCTTTTACTTAATGATGGTTCTGTTCTTCTTATATTAGGAAAACCACCGAACTCTTTAGATACTTCTTGCATATAAGCACCACATTGACATAATGCTTCTCTTGTTCTTACTTTACCATCAACTACTTCTAATGTAGCTTTAGATAGTTTTCTTGTGTTACCACAAACATTACATACATAGTTTAACATAGTTTTTGTTTTAAAATAAAGGAGAGCATTAACATTTAATATTATTATTAATGGCAATATGCCTACTCTCCCTTATTATATATGACTTATTCTAACATTCTTCTTCTTCTTTTGTTCTATCTCATCTAACTCAAATTCTAGATGATGTATAGCTTTCTTTATACATTGTTCAGGAGAGTTATGTTTAAAGTTTGCTCTTAGTAGGTAGGTAACGGCATTACCTACATTGTAAGTTAGTTCCCAATCTGATATAACTTTCCTGGCTTCGTATTTATAATTTTTTCCTATATAATAATCAGGTATTTTATTTTTCATATTCATTTACTATTTTTTTAATTCCTTGATAGCAGTTATTTAAACAAGTACCACAATTACTTGTCGGTTTATAATTAGTACCAAATATTGTGTTGTATAACTCTACCATCTTTTTTTTTACTGTTACGTTCTTTGCTACTCCTGTCTTTATATCATCCCAAATCAATAGACATTCTTCTATTAGTTCTTCAGGAATATCATCAGGTCTTTCTACTTCTGTTGTCTTACTCCAATAC